TTATTTTTTCTTGAAAATATCGGCGGTACCGTGAATTTTGTTGTTGGTGTTGCCGGAAGTCAGCACCAGAACATCAGCACCTTCTTTATCGGCTTTCTCGATCAGCTCTTTTTTCGCGTCGTCTACCGAGACTTCATTGGAAGTGCTAACCGTACCGATTTTTTCATACTGTGATTCCACTTTCTCAAACTCGTTTTTCGTCAGCAGTTCAGCCGCAAAGGTATTGGTGGTAAACAGAAATGCAGCGCCCATCAAAATAGCAGTCGTTTTTTTCATAACCTTTTTCCTTGAGATTAATCAGCAACTACGAAAAGCCCCACGAGTAAGAGTGAGGTGATATGAGCATGGTAGAGGAATAGCAAAATTGCCATAGGGTAAGAAAAATACTGTTATAACAGTCAATTGTGCTGTGAAAAATGTGCGTTAACGCTACTTTCGCGAGGGGTATTTCATGGAGAAAATCAGCAGGACGTCGCGCAGGCGGCAATCTGTGAAATTTAATGGCACGCCCTGTAGGATTCGAACCTACGACCTACGGCTTAGAAGAACGTAGAGTACTATTTAACGCACTGTAATATCATTGGTTTTTCCGCGCTCGCAACGCGTTTGTGTCATTACGTGTCGTTACCTGCTTTCTCGTTTTCTTGTGATACATCCATGCATGACACATCTATGACACAGAGAATGCATAGCCATGCCACCAGACATCGCTATGTAATTTCCCGATCCACCAACTTTGCGTAGCTCCTTCCAGTTTCGCAACTTGCCGCTTTACGCCCAATGCCTTGATCTGCATAATCACCACCGATCCGATTGTAAGATTTATCAGGTGCGCACCTCTTTTATCGGACAACAAGCAAATCTGAAAATCTCGTAGTGTATCGAGGCGACAGCATTTCACGCTTCATCTGCCACTGCTGCTGTATACCCTGCCCGGCAAAATAGAGCGTACCCTTTCCGTCCTTTGCATTCAGGTTATCCAGCACTTCCATTAACTTCTCGCTACCAGCTCGAGGCGCACTGTCGTCGAAAAGATTGAGCTGGGCCACGCCCTGGCTGAAGAAGTCACCCAGCATGACGCCCGCTTTCTGGTACCGGTGACCGTCCTTCCATATTTTGTCGAGACACTTTACCGCGGCGTTGATGATGTCTCTGCTGTCCTGAGTTGGCGTGAGCAGTCTTACCGATGCGCTGTTTCCGTAATACTGCTCATTAAGGGCAAATGGAGAGGTCTTAACGAAAGCTGAGATAAAACGGCAATACTGGTGCTCGCCGCGAAGCTTTTCAGCACCACGGGCCGCGTAGCTGCAAATAGCCTGCCGCATTTGCTCATAGTCAGTAATGCGTTCGCCAAAAGATCGGCTGCATACAATTTCCTGCTTCACCGGCGCGAACTCTTCCAGATCCAGGCATGGCTCACCGCGCAGCTCACGGACGGTTCGCTCCAGCACCACATTAAAGTGTTTTCGGATAATCCACGTACTCTGCTCTGAAAGGTCCAGTGCGGTTTTGATGCCCATGGCGTTCAGCTTCTTGCTGATTCGCCGGCCAACGCCCCAGACATCCTCCACAGGAACAAGCGCCAGTAGCCTTCGCTGCCGGTCGACGTTTGAGAGATCGACAACGCCTCCCGTCTGCCGCTGCCATTTTTTCGCAGCATGGTTAGCCAGCTTAGCGAGTGTTTTGGTCTGCGCTATGCCAACGCCGACTGTAAGATGCGTCCGCTGTAAAATAGTCGCGCGGATCTCTTTCCCGAACTCAGTCAGGTCCCGGCAGTTCCTTACTCCGGTCAGGTCGCAAAAGGCTTCGTCTATGCTGTAAATTTCCACGCGCGGGCTCATTTCTTCCAAGGTGGTCATTACCCGGCTGGACATGTCTGCATAGAGCTCGTAGTTGCTGCTGAAGCAAACAACACCAGCGCGCCGGAATAACTCCTTCTGCTTGAAGAACGGCTCACCCATCGCTATCCCGGCAGCCTTTGCCTCGGCGCTGCGTGCTATTACGCAACCGTCGTTATTCGACAGAACGACAACAGGTCTTCCGCGCAGATCGGGCCTGAATATTGTCTCACAGCTCGCATAAAATGAGTTCACATCGACAAGGGCAAACATCACATCACCGGATTGTCGTCTGTGAACGCCGCAGCGCCATTGATAAAAAAGGTCACCACTCCCATGACATCGACTTCATCTAAAGCATCACCTTCTATGCTTTCACCGTCTTCGGTGATGAGCGCCCCGCCCATAACGACCGCGAACTGTAGTTGTCCGAACGCATTTACCAGCACGCGTGTTCCGTTGGATGGCACAAGATCAGGCTGAAAAAGCGCATAACCGCCTGACGTTTCAACCAAGCAGGAGTAGCGGTTAACGCCACATAATTTTTCAAGCCTGAATCGCTGAGCTTTTGCCTCCATGGCCACCTCCCAAAACAACTGTATTTATATACAGTATCGTCAAATATGAGAGTCGATCAAGTTGGACAGTGATGCTAAACTTCAGACCTTTCCGAATTCACTGATTTCTATAATGTTAAAGTTATTCGCCAAGTACACATCAATAGGTGTTATCAACACGCTCATTCACTGGGTTGTGTTCGCTGTTTGCATCTACGCATTTCATACAGGCCAGGCACTTGGCAAATTTGCCGGATTCGTCGTGGCGGTGTCATTCAGCTTCTTTGCAAACGCCAGGTTCACTTTTAAGTCCTCCACAACCACGATGCGCTACATGCTGTATGTCGGGTTTATGGGATCCTTGAGCGCAGCTGTTGGTTGGGCGAAAGATAGAAGTGGCTTGGATCAAGTAAATAATAATTGCAGGCATAATATGCCATTTAAAAAGGATCAGGTTTTATAATGAAAGATAAGATTGAATCTGTTGATGGCGTAAGAGGATTGGCATGTTTAATGGTAATCCTTTCGCATCTTTCATTAATATTCTTTCCATATGTATTTAGTGGTAGGGTTTCAGAAATGCGCTCTGATATAGAGTATTACATATACCACTCACCAATCACGTTTTTCTACTCAGGAACTTCTGCTGTATTTATATTTTTCTCCCTTAGTGGATTCATACTTACATATGCATGTTGTAAAAACAACAATATATTATTTGATAGCCTTAAGATGACTCTATCTAGATACCCAAGACTAATGCTGCCAACATTCGGGTCTATTATGCTATGTTATATTGTTATGGTAATTACACCATCTGGATTTAACCAGCTAAACTGGATCGGCGGTATGCTTGAGCTCAAGCAACACAGTTTTTTAGGAGCCTTATATAATGGGTTTGTATCTGCTGTTCTGTTCTGTGACAGATCTTACAATATCATAATCTGGACTATGCAAGTAGAATTCTTTGGGTCACTCATTATCTTTGGATTAACACCATTGATATCCCAAATAAAATACAAAGTACTGTTATTGACAATTGGGGCATTGGTATTTGTTTGTTTATCACCAAGCAAAATAGGCTGTAGCTATGCATCATTTTTAATTGGCTCAGCGATCTACCACGCAAATATAAAGCCCAATAAATTGCTTGGTTACTTTACGCTGCTAACTGGTATTTATTTTGCTGGATTCCATAACAAAAGCAATTCTTACACACTCATTAATGATTTGCTAACCTTTAATGCGCCGGGTGGAAGGTCTAACTCTTACTATATTTCTAATATGATATCTGGTTTCTTGATAGTTTTCTCAATTATCAAAGCAGGAGTAATTCAATCTGTAGTAACCAGTCGTATTTCTCTTTACTTGGGAAAAGTATCTTACTCCGCATATCTTATTCAGATACCAGTGTTTTATGTGCTAACTCAATTAGCATTTAATTTTTTAAGTAAAAATGGTCTTGATTACATTTCTTCTGCATTAATTACATGCGTTATTAGTATAGTGTCTATATATGCCATATCAAATCTTTTTTATGAGTTTGTAGATAAAAGAAGCATTAAAGTTTCTAAGCTATCTCATAAGTTGATAGAATAAGTTAATGCGCCCATATGGGCGCACTTCTATCGGTTTAGGTACTTGTTATTCTGAAGATCCTGGATGAGGGTAGCTAAGATATTTGCTACCTGAGAAGTAGTTAGTGTATTAACATCCCCCCCCCTTAGGTTGGCAGCATTTGTAAATGGATACGTTTGAGGAGTTAAGCTTGCAGGGAACTGATTACCGGATTGATACCGCTGCGTTGGTACAGGGTTAGAATAACCAACATCTGAAGTAGTCGATGATGCGACAACGCAGCCACTTACATGTGAAATCGACAATGCGCCTGAAATCTCAAAAGGTCTCCCAACTGATGGGCCAAAATGCGATATTCCTGCCACATCCTTTATTATTGAACTGCCTGAAGCATTTACTCTTATATAAGAACTTGGCGATCCTTGGGTTGCGACAAATCTAACATTACTAATGTAGACGTGTCTGCATTCTGTAACCCTCATAAGTGCGTCTGTATATGTAGTTCCAAATGGATATGCTCCGGATATTGATACATCATTTATGAATACATCGCATGCGCCAGACCCTATTCCACCGCTTAAGTCTATAGATTGAGAGTTAACTGCACTGCAAGCAATGTTTACATTGCTAATCCTAACCCTCCCCATCATTTTAGTTGTATTATTCGTTGCTCTAGAAATGTAAATGCCAGCGCTAGTCGGGTTTATGATATTGATAGAGTCGAATGAGATATCACCATTATCAACAGGATAATATCTTGACAGTATTGGAGTTGAACAGTCCTTAATGGTTATATCACTAACAATAATATTACTTGCGGTTTCTATAGCAACTCCAGCATTACAAGACTCTATGTATCCACCTGAAATTGTACCATGCCTAAAGTTAGCCCTAATCCCATGCGATGAGCAATTCTTAATATTAAATGAAGTAACAGTTACCCTGGTAACAGCGGTTCCTTCTCCTCCATCATTGCCATTTACTGCATCATCTGATTGCAATCTCAATCCATTTCCAGATGATGTGTTGATATATAAATCAGAAACTATAACATTTGTTGTCCTACCGGCATGTGTTGCACCTATAAAGAAAGAACTTGCAAAGGTGCTTTTAACAGTTACTTTTTCTGCCCTAACCTCTCTACAGTTACCACAGTTAATCCCGTGACCTTGCTTATTTGTACCATCTGGCAACTGAATTTGACCTAATCCACTATGGTGAGAAAAAATATCACTTATCCATATTGTGTCATTGTAATCAAATGAGCAGTTGTCAACCCATCCATTTGCTAGTTCTATTCCTTTAACCACAACTTTTCCGCTGGTCTGTATGGCTAAACCAACGCCTGGATTGTCTGATGCATTTTGCTTAGAAAAGTCAAACTTTATATTACCATTTATCGAAACGTCAACTGGGTCATAATCATATTCTGAGGTGGTATCGTTCCATACCCTGTTAGACCTAAGCCAGAACTGCGCACTATCAATTAGAACCTCGCTTAGCGCATTGGAAATTTCAACCCTGTTAGTTATTTTGAATATTCCGCGCAGTGTAACAGGAGAGTAAGCAATCTTAATGCTGCCGCCTGATATAATAAGCCTCTGTAACTGAGCGTCATTCTGTGCGATCTTCCAGCCTGAATTCACTTCGTTAAAGAAAGAGACTGGGTACAGCTCAACTGTTCCGTTTATAGCGGTTGAGTCATAGTTAGTTACAGTCAATGGAGATGATAGTGGAATACTCATCATCATGAGATTCCCATCAACTCTAACAAATCTAACTCCTGAAGGGATCACCTGACCTGAGCTTACAGATGCGCTTCTTATCGGGGGGTAAATATCCCCGCCTGTATAGCCAACCAAAGATGGCAATACATTGAGATACTCATCAATATAGATCCATGCCCCTGCACCAATCCCACCAGTGTTTTCAGGTGTAGATCCTGGAGCTACAACTTTAGGAAGAGAGCCATCCCATCGGTAATATTGGTCGGTGCTTTCGTCCCTAAGAACCTGATTAGGTAATGTTAGGGTCGCCCCATCCTGAAATGAGTCCACCGTGATGTAACCATAAGCGGCAATGGCCTGCTGCGCAAGCCAGCGAAGGCCCTCAATTGTATAGTGCTTCCCGCCGAATCGGTCTTCATATTGCTGGGCCATTGACGTGACAAACTCATCAATTTTCCCGGCATTAAACTTCAGGTCGCGCGGTGATTCGCTTGGTACAGGCAAATTGGTAGGTTGCGTAGCCATATTGATTCCATAAAAAAACCCGGCGCCTTGGCCGGGTCTGGTTGGTCGGGGGACGGTTCTTATTGGTAGATGGCGTCGCTGTATTCCGCGACGGTCAGAGATACCGTGTTATCTGTGTTCGGTTTGATGCTGTTGACCGTCCATAGCTGACTGTCCAGTTCCTCCACGGTCGCAATGAGGTAGCGCGACGGAAGCTGCACAGTGTCTCCGTTCCAGATATTGAGCTGAATGTTGGGGATAGCCGCGGTGAATCCGTACTTCGTGTCGCCACGCGCCGCCGCTGGATAGCGCAGCGTCGGGTTACCTAGGCTGTCTGTCACCAGCACATACATCGAACCGGTAAACGTGATCGGCTCACTGGTATCAAAGTTATTACCGGCACGCCCGGTGATGTAACCCTGTTGCTGGTTGCTGTCGTAGATGTCTGGCATCTGAATGACGCTACCGACCTGGATAATACCGTCTTCGAACACTTTGGCGTTCATCTTCACGCGCGAGTAGATCAAACGCTTGGTTTCGCGTAATGCGCGCTCCCGGGCCTGATACTCGTTACGGAAGCCGACTATCTCCAGCTTGTTCGGGTTTTCCGCTTCCTGCTCAACGATGGCACCGTTCAGCACGCGGTAGTTGATGTACGTCTTGTTGTTCGTGGTCGGGTGAACGTAGGACACCTGCACGCCGTCATAACCGCCTGGAAGAGTAGCTTCGTACGTCATTTTGTACTCGTCCGTCTTCATGTTCGCCCGGTTGAATAGGCCAGTACCGCGACACTCAGGCGATGACGCTTTCCCTCTTTCCGGAAAAACATCAGCCTGACCATGATTAACAGGCAAACTATGGCGTTTGCATCCATCAGAAGAAGCTGCCATGTCATTTATCTTCCTCCCCCAGCCCCGGCATCTTCCCGCTTTTGGATTTGCGGAGAATACGCAGCAGGACTGCCACGGAAATGGAAGCAGTGACAATTGCACCGACAGCTGGCGATACCTCAATGCTGGCCGGTGGCTTCATCAGGCTTAACGGCGTGTTGATGATTCCGGCCATGATTTTCGCCATGGGAACGGAGAAGAACACGCCACTGATAAACGATATCAGCGCAAAGATAGCCTGCTTCCAGAGTTGATGGGGATCTGAGGTCAGAACGTATAGCGCCGTTCCGGCGAGTGATCCGAGCATCACTGCTGGAGTCGCCTCCGGAAACAGCGTGGCAAAGGTTACACCGACTGATGACGATGTAAGACCAACGCCTACGATAGTGAAGGTCTCAGACATATTTATTCCGTGTGTAGTTGGTTCAGGCCCTCGGGACGATTTAACAAGTAGGCGTGTCGATGATGATTCCCGGAGCCTGGAATAAAAAACCTGGCGACAAGCCAGGAAGATGAGGGTAAGGCAATGTCGGCTCTCTGGCCGAAGGGTTCCAGGTAGTGGGTTTGGTTTGTGGTGGCCGGCGCTGCTATCCGGCATTCACGGCTATCGCTTTACGACGCCATCAGGACATTCACCACAACGGACAGAGCACTCATGACTCGCATCATGTGGCGCAACCCCATGGCAGGGAGTCGAACCCTACAAATGCTCTTTCCTGTTGTGCACTCCGTTTCGTGGAGCGGACGGCATAACGTATTCGCGAATTCAGTTATGCACCTGATGCAAGATAAAGCCGCCGCGATGACGACTTGTTTTGCTGATGGCTCGCCTGGCTGGATTCGAACCAGCGACCAACCGCTTAGAAGGCTGGTGCTCTTTCCACTGAGCTACAGGCAATAAAAAAGGCCGCCTGAGCGACCTGTCTGTTGAATTGCACCTTCACCACATTTTGAGCCCACGTAAAAAGCCTCTTAAGCCTTTAGCGTGCCTCCTGTAATGCGATGTGCACTCATCAATGACATCATGAGCTGACACAAAACGAAGTGACTTGCTACCAACCTCTTTGTGCACTTTGTTTATGACGTTAAATATTCGAACACTAAAAGCATCATCCACCTTTCTGATTTCGTAACGATAGGTGATGTTGTTAGTGCCGCCAACGTAAAGCTGGAAGTTCTTCATGATGAGGCCTCTCTGTTTTAACTGGAGGCCACATTTTACATAAGTAAAAAATGATTTTTAACTTTTAACGACCATTTGGTTTACAGAAAGCACAAAAAACAAAGCCCCGCACGATGGCGAGGCTCTTAATTCTTTGTCGACCTACGAAGCTATGGCGACGATATCAGATTTACATGAAATATATGCGTTTCAATCCAGTTTTGCAAGACTTCTATCGAAATTTGTCGCCTTTTGTTGTGAACGTGATCGCGTTACCTGCAACAAAGCACCGCTATCCAGGCGAAGGAAGATGCGGCGCATCTCAATCCAGCGGTCCGTAAACGTCTCAGACCAGTTCTTTGGCGTTACGTCGACCAGTTTCGCCAGCACCTGATATTCGTACGTCTCACGCCCCGCCAGCTCTGCCTTAACGTCCTGCGCCGCCAGCCATATCAGCTTCTTCAGGCGCTCCATCGTTTTGCCGGCCACCTTCTTCGCGCCGAGCTGTTCCCGGAACTCTGCCCACGCCCACTGAGTGATCGCCACCTGGTACTCGAAGCGTATATTCTCGCTGTAGTTCCACAGCAGCCAAGCTTTCTGATGGTCTTCAAGCGACAGGACGGCGCGGCGCCACGATGCGGTCACGAACTCAACCGGCCCCACCAGCGCGATTGACGATCCCTTAGCGCGTGACTGGCTGCCGCTCATCGCAGGGCCATCAGGGTTAACTTTCCGGCCGGTGACCGGGTCGGTGATTTTCTTCCGTCCCCGGCTGCGCGCCGTCGCGGTGAATTGCGCGTTCTCGGCGAAAGCTACCAGTTGCCCTTTCGTTGCCCCGCTCAGATCTGCGGTCGCCACAATGAGCTGCTGACGTACGTATTCCAGTTGCTGACTGTTCATGCGGCTTCCTTCTGTGGCTGGTTGGTTTTGGTCTGGCTGTGCTTTGCTACTGGCGGCATGCTGGCGCGCTTAACGCTTTCAGCCTGGTACCGCAGGAAGTCTGTGTGGTTCATTCGGCCTCCAGTTCGGTGATGGTCAGTTCAAGCCTGCCGCCTTTGACGATCGGCATTCTCTTCACGCTGTAGTAATCAACCTGCTGGTCATCGAGCCAGAAACCGGATTTCGTCAGGGCATCGAATGCGGCCTTTTGTAGATTATCGAGGTCCCGGCGGCGGCGATCCGGCATGTGGCACTCGATACGGATTTTCACGGGCGTGGTCAGGCCGATATCGAGCATTGAGTCTTTGATAATTCTGGCGACACTGTTGCGGTACGCCTGCCCCTCTGTGCTGATGTGCGTGCGCCCGCGGTTATGCCGGTAGTAGCGGTTGTTGCTCGGCGGCCATGGGAGACTGATGCGATATTCATTCATGCTTTTACGAGCCCCTCTTTCAGCCAGATAACCTGCGTGCGGGCCATTCCTTCAAGCGCGCACTCCTTTGCATATTCCGCATCGACCAGGCGGGTGCGGCGATCAATCTCGTCGTGGCAACTGCTGCATGCAATGGTGGCGATCAGGTCAGGCGGCTTGATTCCGGTTCCGCACAGCCCCGCCAGGCGGATATGAGCCAGTACAGATGTCTCAGGATTTCCGTTGCATACGCCCGGGATGCGTACCTGGCATTCGCGACCGCGTGCCGCTTTGCATAAATTAGCCATGCGTTCTCCTCGCCGCGAGACGCAGCCATTTCTGATCCACCAGGCGGGCGGTGTAGCCTTTCAAGGTCGGGATGTCGGACGGCTTAACCGCGGGCTTGCGCTGGCGGCCAGCCGGAACGCGGAAGATTTCGTTTGTGATGACGCGGGAAAGTGGAGTTGACATCATGCCTCCTGCTTGTCGCGCAGCTGCTGGTACTCGCAGCTCTGCGGGATGGTCAGGTGACAGCCGATATTCATCGCCCAGGCTTCGACCTTGCACAGGAAGATGTACATTTCGCCCGTTTCCAGCTCTGACGTATGGCGGAGAGATTGGACGGTGGTGACCTCGCCAGACACGACGTCTACACGGTCCTTGCTTTCGTAGCCGAGATAGGTGTGCTTCATCGCGTCTTTGACCCACTCAGGCGTAGCGAAGGTCTTGCCGCGGGCGATGAGGTATTCACTGATTTCCGTGTACCACATGTGGCTGAGCGCGTTCTGCGACAGACTGCGCTTCTCGCGCCATGGTTTGACTTGCAGGCGGAAACATTGCCCGGCATCCAACAATGGCTGAATCTGCTGGCCAATGGCCGCAAAGTTGCCGCGATGGAGTTTGATGCCGTCTATTGGAAGAGTCATACGGCCTCCTTAACGGAAACCGCAGAATGCAGAAAATCGCAGGTGCATTTCTGCATCTGTGAAAAGGTGAGGAGTTCAGATTGTGGTCGCATTTAAGTCCCCTTAAATGCGCAGAAGTCACTGACGGGTGTTCAGGCCGTCAGCAAAGAAAGTATGGACGGTTGATTCAACAAAATCAACTGAAGAGAAAGGCCTCCGAAGAGGCCTGAATTTTGTGCGTCAAAGCGGTTTTACGTCGCGCTTAGCCTCGGGCCGATGAATGCGGATCGTCATTCCACTATGGGTGGTGATCACCATGCTATCCCCAGGATTGATATCAGCCAGATCAAAAGCCTCGTAAAACGAATCCATAGCTAGGGTTTTCTCGTCTTTCCGGTTCCACCAGCGCCAACAACGGCGAAACAGAAAACCAATAAACCAGCCATACGCTTTGGCTGCCAGGTAAAACCATGCGATCACCATCGTTGCGAAAAATAACCAGTCAGTCGCGCTGAAATTTTTGATCTCGTCCATCACTTAACCTCCTCCTGCGGTGCTGCTGGCAGTGGCATCCAGTGGGTTGGGCTCCATGATGCTCCTGGTATAACCCAGCCATCTATATCTGCATCCGGATGCCCAGGGCAATTTGTTGCCCACTTCATTGCATAGCCGCCAGGAGCTGATTGCCATGGCGCAGCAACTATCACACCTGTTGATGGGCTTGGCATCCGCTCACTGCAAGCCACCCAACCATCCGGAGTTGCCGTAGAGTTGCCAGCCTCATACGCAACGCGCAACCAGTGGAAAAATACCTCCGTCATCACGCATCCACACTCGACGTCAATGGTGCCTGTCTGTTGCGAAAGCCACTGCTCGAATGGCAACTTGTTAGCCGTCGTTACAATTTCAGCCACCCCCGCCTTCTTGCCAGCCTCAAAGCACTCACGCTGCGTCATTGCGTAACCCGGGTAATCAGGCATTACTGCAGTCTCACCATGACCTACCGGAGCCGGTGGTGCTGCTTCAAGCTCAGCAATGTGATTACTTTGCCATGCAACGAAATCAGTCAGTGACTCGACTTTGTACTTTTCGCAGAGCGCGTCGTGAATTGCGGCTTTGCGATGCAGGTCTGCGATTTCTAACGGTGCAGGCGGGGCGGTGTAAAGCGGAACGGCATCTTCATGAAAAGATGGGGAGTACCCGCACGGACCTTTCCAGAACGTACCAACAGGCTCAGCTTCGAGCGATGCCAGCGCGATACGCGCCAGCTCACGAGCTTCTTCACCGTCAATCTCGTCAATGTCATCTCGGCCAGATATGTTAGCAAGCCATTCCAGGCGTTCTTTGGAAATAGTGCTCATGGGTTAGTCCTCCACTTTGGCTGCATTTTTACGGTTTGAACGACACACCAGAGCCCAAAAATTCATTTCGCAAATAAGCGCTGCCAATACTTCAGCCCGGCGACGCCCGCCTATTTTGTTGGACTTCCCAACAGAGCGCTTACGCTGGCGCATTACCTTTCTCGTGTGCGCCGCCTGAACTTCCTGCTGTCGCTGCTTTGATGCGTAAACTCCCTTAGGCGGTACTTTTCGGGCCTGTTTTTGATAAGCAGTTAACAGGTCGTGTACGTCTGTAAATTTAGCCATGCTCACTCTCCTTTACCGGCTGCGGCCAGAGCCGACTTAGACTCATCAATGTTCCACTGCGCGTCACCACAACACAGAATCCCGTTTGATGCTTCGTGGCCAAACGCCTCTGTATGCTCGATAAAACCGTGCGCGCACTGGAGATGGCGTGATAACTCAGCAATCTGCTTGTCTTTGGCTTCCAATTCATCCAGCAGCGCCAGCACGGTGGCGGGGTTGGCTGCGGCGATGTGTTTTGCATCCTCTTCACGCCAGATACTCTGTCTCGCAAAACCCCACCATACGACGGCTTCAGCCAGAAACTCTTTATCGCTGGTATCAATGCCGTAGTTACCGTCCTCACAAGGCTTGTCATGCACGTACCATGGTCCCGGCGTCGCCTTCTCCGCCGCTTCCCGTAATGCGCGTTTGTCGAAGTTGCTCATTGGGCGGCCTCCTGGACAGGCATCAGTGCTTCACGCACGCATGGCTTGTAGTAGTGATGGAAAGCGAACGTCAGGCCGAGCTTAGTAGCACTCTGATTCTTCGAGCTCAGCAAGCCAAGCCCCATACATATGGTTGTTGCAGTCCAGCCAGAGTGATACCCAGCAGCACGCTTCATAACTGTTTCGGCCAGGATGGTGCGGAAATCAGTGCGCCCGAAATTCGTGTTTTCGAATGCTGCATTGATCACCTCATCAGTCAGGTGCGCGTCAATAGCGTTGCTCATGACTGAACTCCTTTGCGAAGCTGGGCGGCGAACTCATCACAGATATGCGTCGCCACTTCTAGACCATGAATTTCACCCTCTTGGTAGTAATGAGACGATGCATTGTAAATTTTCATGCATACCTCATCCACACCCTGCGCCCGCACTTCAGCCAGGAAAGCGTCGGTCGCCGGGGTTTCGCAGTCGAGCACAAACTGGAATTCATGAAGCGTCTGCCCATCGATAAAATCACCGATCGCCGGGTCTATCATTTTATTGAGCTTTTCGTACACGGCGCACGCTTCACCCAGAAGCTCGCGGCCCTTAGCCTTCAGCCCCGCATTCTCCGCAGCCAGCGCCGCGCATCTGGCTTCAGATTCTGCGAGCTTTTCTTCGTTCTCAATAGCAATCCTGTACAGCTTCTCAAGCTGAGCCATTGAAGTCAGGAGACCGTTGTGCTTTATCATTTCGACCAAATTTTTAATTCTCATACCCCTACCCTCCCCCAAACCATCAATACTCGCTTCATAGCCGCGCTGTTGCGGCACTCCTGGCAGATCACGTTTGTGTCCGTCCGCTGAATTAACTTCGACTTACCCTGCTTTATGCCCGGTATCGTGTCAGGGGCGTAGCGCTTGCCGTAACTGGTAAGGCTGTACAGGCGCTGGCCGTATTTTCCTTCACAGCTGATCAGGCCGTCGGCCAGCAACGTGCTCACCGTCCCGGATATCTTTTTGGTGTCCATACCGATAAGTCCTGCCAGTTTGACGCTGTTCAGGCCCGGGTTATTACGCAGGGCTGCAAGAATCTGCCCACGAATTGTTATGGTCATCTCACACCATCCCGTTCGACTTGTTGCGGTTGTACTTCGCCTGGAGCAGTTGGATCGGCGTCGGCCCGTGCTGGGCATCCGGTGCCGCAATTGCCCGGCGAACCGGCGGCACTGGCTTACCATCGGTGACGCGCTTCTCCCACATGTCCAGCAGGTAACCGGCTTCACGCGCCAGCTCACCATGCGTTAATTGGCGCTCTGTGCTGCGGTGGCGCAGTTCTACGCAGATGTGGTACATGACCGGCTGCGACCAGGGGAAATGTTCGCTGGATGTGAATTCGAATGAACGGTTACGCCAGTCCCAGTATTCGGCGATCACCTGGTCAACCGTGATACCCAGCGCCCCGCCACTCTGCTTGCACCAGGCGACGAACTGACCCGGCGACGGCAGGAATGGGCGCTCCTGGCGGCGGGCAATGCGCATACCGGCATCGACCTGGGCCATTGAGTGGATCCCGTTCTCCTGAAACGCCAGCAGCCACTGACGGCGAAATTCGTTCAGGTCGTCCTGACTGCGGAAGTTCGCCATGCTGGCCGGGAACGCTGCGCGCAGCTCGTTGAACAGCTTGTTGAAGACCTGCGCCACCTGCTCTACCGGCGCGCGCTCCTGGTACTGCTCTGGCAGATTATGGGCCATGCGGCTCATCTGCTCGCGATCGTGGTTACGCATCTGCTCTGCAAGAGATTTCATCGGATCACCCCATAGGCCCAGTCAGTGTTGTTGAAGTCCAGATCCTGCTTAGCGGCGCGCTGCTCGCCTCCAGAATTACGCTGCATTGTCAGTTTGTCCCACTGCTTACGCAGGCTTTCCGGGCTCAGGATGTTGGTCTGCCAGAAGTGGTGTTTGCTTGCCCAGTCGTACAGCGCGCAGATGTCCTGGTGCGACCGGTTGTCTATCTGGCGCATCAGGCGAACGGTGTTAGACCAGGAGGTCATGTCCGGGGCTTTGCAGGTTGGGTTAATCAGCTTCACCCTGGAGGAAATCCACTTAGCGATCTCGAGGTCTTCAGCCGATCCCCACTTCGCACCGGATGGGGTGTAAACCGCAGCTTCAGGATGAGCTGATAAAAATTTATTCAGACGTGCGTCAGAGGATTCGTCAGAATTCTCGGACGAAGATCTTTTAATGTTTTTATTGTTGTTATTACATTGTTGTTCATGATTCTCGGTGAAACGCTCGGGTAAATGCGCTCCGTTATGCGCGGCATAACCTTCCGAAGCCGCGCCATTACTGGATTCGCCATGCTCGGCATTAAGCGCGGAGATATGCGCGGTGATACGCTCGGGCAAATCGTCCATTTTTTGAGCATATTCAGCGTAATTTGTGATGGTTATCACAGAACCCTTTCGCTTCTCTCCGGAGCGAGAAATCATCCCTTCACGCTCGAAAACATCAAGCATCCTGTCTACGGCGTGTCGACTACATGGCTTCCCTTCCCTGTCGCATAAATTCAGCCCGAGATCGGCTGAGGTGGTGACCAGTTGTCCGGTTTGCAGCGGCCATTTAACGATGGCAAACGTATTAACAATCACAGCGAGTGCGCTGGCGGAAAAAGGTATCGACGTCGCTACCTGGAGCGCGCTGAAGAACAGTATCTACCCTGGCGCCAAAGACGAATCAGTAATGATGGCGCTCGATTACTGCCGTGCCCGCCAGTTGGATCCGTTGCTGAAGCCTGTTCACCTCGTGCCGATGAGCGTCAAAGACTCAAGAACGGGTAAAAGCGAATGGCGTGACGTGGTAATGGTGCTACCGCATTGCCACTCTATGAGTATGAACATGAAAATGCGCTTCGTGCAGCTATGACAGTATTCCTCATGATACAGGGCTCTTCAAATGTTCAGGATAATCCAGCCTAATACCTGGTACGCCGATCCCCACGGCGCGCCCTGCAAGATAATCCGCGTTACCCACGAAGTCATCCACTACATCCGCAACGGTCGCACCTGCATCGCCAGCATGGGCCGCTTTAATCAGGATTTCGAGCCGCTGACCAAAGCACAGGCTGAGCGGATCGCCGAAGAAATAGAAACAGCAGAACACCTGAAGAAGCTGCGCGCCCAGCGCGCGGCATGAGGAGAGATTATGGGATTAGACATTACTGCGTACAGCAACATTAAGCGCCTGGACGCTCATCTGAATGATGATGGCGAGGCTGTCTATAACAGCAATGGAGTGGTGGTAGAAGCGTATTACTTTCACGTTTGGAAAAACCCAAGCTTCCCGGGTCGTGCGGATGAGCTGGTCGATGGGGCTGTTTATACATATGAAGACTGCACAGGTCACGGCGTAGGTTATGGCGGCTATTACTGGTGGCGTAACGAGCTTGCAGAAATTGCTGGCTACCCGGTTGGTGAATATGAGAGTGGACATGGAAAAGAAGCTAACCATTTTGGTGGTGTGCTCAACTCCGATAGCGGCCCATTCTATGAATTGATCAACTTCAGTGACTGCGAAGGATTTATTGGCACAGCTGTTGCGACGAAATTACTGGCTGATTTTAAAACCTTCCATGACAAGGCTGAAGAGATCGGCAGCCTCTTCTTCGAGCAATACAAGCACTGGCAGTCAGCCATGGAAATGGCCTCGAACAATGGCTGCATTAGCTTCCACTGACGCAACTGATAGCCAGTTATGAGCTGGCTATTGGGTGCGAAAGCGCCACCTCGTGATCCCTTTTGCCCGGCCCCGCGCCGGGTTCTTTTTTGCCTGGAGGAAATGCATGGTTGAGGCAAAAACACTGACAGCCAGACAGGCGGCCGAGCTACTAATCACCTCACCGAGAACTGTCTACCGTCTTATCGACTCGGGGCAGCTGGCCGGGAAGAAGATCGGGAACAAATACCGAACGACCGACGTCGCCTGTATTGCGTATTTACATGACCCGCGCGATCCTGTTCCTGCGAGCGCGGGTGAACATAAAGGAGAAATTTTATGTCAATCACCCTCAGAGGCGGCGTCTGGCACTGTCATTTCGTTACGCCGTCAGGGAAAAGAATTAGACGATCTCTTGGTACGGGGGACAAGAAACAAGCGCAGGAGCTGCACGACAAGCTGAAGGCTGAAGCGTGGCGGGTAGATAAAATTGGGGAGCTTCCGACGAGGACATTCGAGGAATGTTGCATCAGGTGGATCCGCGAGAAGGAGCATAAGCGGTCACTTGATGACGACAAGACCAAAATAGAATACTTCCTGCGGCATTTCTCCGGGCGGGATATTTCGACCATCACAGCCGAGCAGGTTAACGAGGCTGTTTCTAAGATGGTCAACCGTAAGCATATTCAGATCTGGGAGTCACGCAGGGACGCGGCTATACGGCGTGGGAAGGAACCGCCTCCGTATGTTGAGAAACCGGTAAGCCAGGCCACAAAGAGTCAGCACCTTTCGTTCATGCGATCTCTGTTCAAGGCTGCGGCTAATGACTGGGGCTGGATTAAAACGGCCCCGGTTATAAAAACCAAAAAGCCGATCAGCAAACGCATCCGATGGCTGACCAGGGACGAGGCAGAACGGTTAATTGCCTGCATGCCGGAGTCGATAAAGCCGGTGGTGATATTTGCACTGGCAACCGGCCTGCGCCGCTCCAACATCATTGATCTGGAGTGGCAGCAGGTCGATATGCAGAGAAAGGTTGCATGGGTAAATCCGGAGAACGCGAAGGCGGGCAAGGCTATCGGCGTGGCTCTGAATGATACCGCATGCAGGGTGTTAAGGGATCAGATCGGGAAAAGTTCCAGGTGGGTATTCGTTCACACGAAGCCATCAACGCGCCCGGATAAAACCGTCACTCCGGCTGTCCGCAAAATGCGAGTGGATGACAATGTCGCCTGGCGCATTGGACTGGAAAGAGCGGGTATAGAGGACTTCCGTTTTCACGACCTACGGCATACCTGGGCGAGCTGGTTAATTCAGTCCGGCGTGCCGTTGTCCGTTCTGCAAGAAATGGGCGGCTGGGAGTCCATCGAAATGGTCCGTCGATACGCTCACCTGGCACCGAACCACTTAAGCGAACACGCACGGAAAATTGATGCCATTTTTGGCAACCATGACACAAATACGACACAAGGAGAAAATCAGGCTGGCTTGAAACTGGCGTAAGCGCCTGTTTTTAAATGGCACGCCCTGTAGGATTCGAACCTACGACCTACGGCTTAGAAGGCCGTTGCTCTATCCAACTGAGCTAAGGGCGCACGGAGAAGAGTGTACTTCGCGGTGGTGAAACGCCTGGAATTATACGGTCAATGCGTAGTGAGTCAATGCCTTTTCCGCCTTCTCTGGCGATAATGACTAGCTGATTGTAAATACGGCTGTTTTTTCAACATTTATCCCTCTTTTACGGGCTGCGAAAAGGCTTAGCCGCTTTTAAGTAACGCCTGCTGTTTTCCTGTTTACTTCACCTTCACACTGTCCTGCGGTAACCCGGCCGCCTGGAGGCTGGAAGTGAACAGGACGACGGAGTGACAGCGCCAGACCAGACAGGTTTTCCCTCGTGCGTGCAGCACATCTCAAACGATATTACAGGCATTAAGCTTGAACCCATTGTCGCCCTCTCATCTTCGCGCACGGTGGGGGCCGAAGTGCTCAGCGTGCTGTCGCCGCATCAGCAAAACGAAAGCTTTTTCCAGGACTGGTCCGCCGCCCGGGCGCTTATGCTGCTGGAAGCACAGATCGCCGCGTTAAAAAACCCCTTCCCCTGTGACAACCTTTTCATAAATTTGCCGATAACCGTTCTGACCATACCGGAAATGTTCCAGCGTTTACTGCAACTTAACAGCCCACCGCTGAACATTGAACTCGTGGAGCCTGCCTCGTTCTTTACACTCTCAGACCCGGCGCGTCTGAGGGTGAGTTGTGCGCTTCAGCAGTTGACCGCGCGAGGACACCGGATCTGGCTGGATGATATTGATGAAGCGTCAGGACAAGCATTTTCATCCTGCCGCCTGCCATTAAGCGGAATAAAAATCGATAAGATCGCTTTCTGGCGTTTACGTGAAACGCCGGCGCTGACACAGCTGGTCACCCTTTGTTCAAAAATCGCTGCGAATGTGCTTATTGAAGGCATTGAAACAGAACGGGACCGTACTTGCGCGCTTCATGCTGGCGCGCGCTTCGGTCAGGGATATTATTGGCCATCCTGGAGATGGCAGGAGGACTGA